TGGTATGGAAGTTATGCATGAGAGAAATGCACACAACTTCCCACTAGACCTAGCATGTGCTGAGTCTTCAACAGTTGCTTTAACAGCACCTTCAATCGGTTAATAACTTAACTGATATAATCACAGGGGGTCTTTGAGACCCCTTTTTCATAGGAGAAATTAATGGTAGCATCTACCTTACAAGCACCCACAAGGGGTTGGTTTGATGTTCTTGATGACTGGTTAAAGAGAGACCGTTTCGTATTCATTGGATGGTCTGGTTTAATTCTTTTACCATGTGCGTTCTTATCAATTGGTGGTTGGTTCACAGGAACCACATTCGTTACAAGTTGGTACACACATGGTATTGCATCTTCATATCTTGAAGGAGCAAACTTTTTGACCGCAGCAGTATCCACACCCGGAGATGCAATGGGTCACAGTCTATTATTCCTTTGGGGGCCTGAAGCACAGGGTTCTTTTGTTCGTTGGTTACAAATCGGTGGACTTTGGAACTTTGTAGCATTACATGGTGTATTCGGTCTCATAGGATTCATGTTACGTCAATTTGAGATTGCAGGTCTAGTAGGGATTCGTCCTTATAACGCACTCGCATTCTCAGCAGTGATCGCAGTATTTACTAGCGTCTTTTTAATATATCCATTAGGACAGCATAGCTGGTTCTTTGCACCTTCATTTGGAGTTGCAGCAATTTTTAGATATATCTTATTCATACAAGGATTCCATAACATCACACTCAATCCATTTCACATGATGGGTGTAGCAGGTATTCTTGGTGGTGCTTTACTTTGTGCTATTCATGGTGCAACAGTACAGAACACATTGTATGAAGATACATCAATTTATACCGAAGGTAAGATTCAAAGCACAACATTCCGTGCTTTCGATCCTACACAGGATGAGGAAACTTATTCAATGATTACAGCAAACAGATTCTGGTCACAGATATTTGGTATTGCTTTCTCTAACAAAAGATTCCTACACTTCTTGATGCTCTTTGTGCCTGTGATGGGTATGTGGACATCATCAATCGGTATCGTAGGTCTTGCACTTAACTTAAGAGCATACGACTTTGTATCTCAAGA